AAACAAAATGATATCAACAACTTCTTCTATTTTGTCTGCTGCTGTGTCTACAAGACCTAACTCTCTTAATAAACAACTTTCGAGAATTTTTTCTCTTACTTTCCGCCTTGTTTCATTCTTCATTGCCACTTCCTCTTCTTTCTTCTAATAGTTCGATCAATCTCTCTTTGCACTTGATTGCTCGTTCTTTTTGCTGATGACCCCAATAGTCTCCTAAATAAAAACTGAATTTCTCTTTTCTGCCCTCTTCTTCTGACCATCCATCTGGGGAAATCTCAACATCTAACTGTGCAACATGTCCATAAAAATCAACAAATACTGTAGGTCCTAAACATCTGCCTTTCTTTCTATGTTCTACTTTCCCATCTTCTCCTTCTTGGATTTTCATACATAACGCAAAAATCTCTTGTGCAAGTTTTATTGGTTCTATTTTTTCTTGATCTGTGTTATACTGTTCTTGTTTGTTTAGCAATGTGCTCATTGGAGTTGCCGCTCCGTGGGCACTTTTTTCTTTTATCAACTTCTTTACGCTCTGATATGTTGCGATCTCTCTTTCAAGTAAAACAAGTTCTGCTTGATTATTTGATACCTGAATAACTCTTTCGATGTTTCTGTTCTGAATATTGATTCGTTCATCAAGCTCTTTCAGAATTTCTTTCTCATTTATCAAACCTTTTCACTCCTTCCTCGTAGATCATCGCTGTGATCAGACACACTGCAGCTAATTCTTTAAAGATTCCCATTGCGATCAGCACTACTGCCGTGCAAATCATGGCTTTTGTTTCTGTGTGCATCTTTATACTCCTTTCTCATACGCTTATCATTTCAGTCACAAAAAACTTTTTTGCATTTATGAAATATCTATGCGTATTTTCACTTGTCCGGATTGCATATCCCCATGGAAAAGTTCCTTGAATCAGTCCTTTTTCGATTGTTGAAACACCCATTCCCATCAAATACGCAACTTCTTTCGGGGTTAATGTCTCTATTCTCTTTTTAGGAATTACTATCTCTTCAAAGTAATTCTCTGGAAGATCAAATGCTTCTGCAATCTCATTTCTTCTTGCTTTTGTCGGTTCTGAATCTCCAGACATCCATTTGCTAACGGTTGACCTACTCACACCGCAGATCCTGGACAACTCTACTTGGTTGATATTTTGATCTACCATTACTTTTTTAAGCCTGTCCTTGAACACTTTCATCACCTACCTTTCTTCAGATGGCTTAATTCCCTGCCCGACGATTGAGTGCTATTTTTAATTAACCAATTTAGGGAGAATTTCAGGATTCTGTGCATCGGGCAGGGAATTAAGCCATCTGCTATTATTCTGTTGTCTTTCTTTCATATATCTCCTATACTTAATTCACAGGACACTGCCATGTCCGAGTCTTAAGAGAGGAGTATTCTTAATGGAAAATTTGTTATTTAAACTTACCGAATATCAATATGAAATTCTAACGGCAATATTAGAATGTCCTGGGCAAAATCCTGGTGATTTCTTTTTCAATTTTCCGTCTATTGATGGATATGTAGAAATGTTTTTAAATGCAAATCTCGTATCCATAAACGAATCTGATGAAGTTTCTATCACTGAATTAGGCCGCGCTCATTTGGCTGAATTTGAGCTTCAACGAAAAATAGAAAAGGAACGAGAAGCAAAATATCAACAGCAAATAGATGCCATTACATCTATTGCAGAGACCGCCAAACAAAATGCATTATCTGCAGAGGCGGATTCAAAACTCTCTAAAACTATTTCTATTCTTTCTTTGATTGTTGCAACAGCCTCTGTCATGGTAGATATTTTTTTAAAATGATTCCACCAATGCCTAAAATAATTACAGCTATTCCCTGCAATATAACAGCTATTTGCAGGGATGATATTTTTTGTTCCTGGCAACGCTGTTTTTCTTTTTGCTTAGAAATCGCAGAATAGATCGCCCATCTCATTTCTTTACCTGTTACTCCATGCAGAATAGTTTTTAACTCTTCTGATTCTTCTAGCTGTTTTTCTTTTAACTGATCATCTAGATTACTTTGGATTTCCTCTGCTAATTTTTCATCGGGCTGTATATCTTTCAATACTTTCGTCTTTCTCACCTCCTAGTTATTTAGTAATCCATTTTAATTGGATTTCTTAGGTAAAAAAATATAGTCAATTGGAATACCATATAATTTACTAAGTTCTCTTCCTTGCGACATTTTCGGTTCAGAAGTCCCTTTTTCCCAGCTAACGATAGTCTGTTTTCCAACATGCATATGTTTTGCGACCTCTTCTTGCGTCATTTCTGCATTAACTCGTGCTGAAGCTAAAGAAATTTGAAATGGTACTGCTTTACCTTCGCTCATCTTTGTCACGTCATCACCGCCTTTCTTTAATTTCTGTATTCATTATAAATCCATTTTAAATGGATGTCAATACCAAAATCAATTTATTTTTGACTTTTAGTTGCAAAAAATCAATTTTTATTGTACTATATTAATAACGAAGTGAGGTGATTTAATGTCAGATGAAAAGCAAAAGAAAATATTCTCTAAAAATCTATCTTTCTATTTAGAGAAATCAGGAAAAAGCCAAAAAGAGGTGGCTAAAGCTATTGGAGTTATTCCACAAACATTTAATACTTGGTGTACGGGACAATCCATTCCTAGAATGGGAAGCGTACAAGCTCTCGCTGATTATTTTGGAATTGGAAAATCTGATTTAATAGAAGAAAAATCCGATCAAGCCATTGAGCTAACTAAGAAAGATGAAAAAGATATCGCAAAACGATTAGAACAAACCCTTGATCAGTTAGAATCCGATCAAGATGGACTGATGTTCTCTGGAGAACCTTTAGATGATGAAACAAGAGAATTATTAAAAGCTAGTCTCCAGAATAGTATAACCATTGCAAAAATAAATGCTAAGCAAAAGTTCACACCAAAGAAATACAGAAAATAAAGGAGTGATTCATTGGATATTCGTAAAAAAACAAACACATTAAAGAAAAAATATGGTACGAATGATCCTTTTGATATTGCTAAGTATTTAGGGATAAAGGTTATATTTGAACCATTGGGATCCATTAGTGGATACTACAATAAACAGCTTCGTATGAAGCAAATACATATAAATCATGATCTTTCTGATCACGATCAACTATTTACATGTGCACATGAGTTAGGGCATGCGATTATGCATCCTAATGCTAATACTCCATTTTTAAGGAAACGAACTGGACTTCTGGTAAGTAAAATGGAAATCGAAGCAGATAAGTTTGCAACTGAGCTTCTAATTGACGATGAAGTTTTTCTTGAATTTCAAGAATTTACTACAGATCAAATTGCACGTGCACTTGGATATAATGAGGAGTTAATTAAATTAAGATTAAAATAAGGAGGAAATATGTATATGAAAAAGGCAAAAATCATTATTATTACATGTATTTTGTTAAGCTTGACTTCTGTAACTCTTGTTTTTGCTGATTCTCCAACAGCTAGTTTTTCTAACTGTCAGGTAATTTTGCCTCAATCTGTAAAGCCAAATCAAAAAATCAACATATTGTTTATAGGTGATAGGCTAAGTTCTACTGGTGGAATACAGGGTGAAACAAAAATAATTCCAGGAGCATATGATTTATATATTAATTCAGTTTCTGACAAGAATTTGGTTGATACATACTTTATTGATGAAACAAACGGAAATTATACCAAAACTACTTCTAGGACTTTAAAAATTAAAAATCCAGGAAAATATATATTAAAAAGTTAC